GTTTAAAACCGCCAGGAGTGTACTGAGGCCTACCTTCCGGTAGGTCTTTTCCTCCATCTAAGGTAATCGCTATGTCAACCACAGAAACAACCACAGTGTCCTGCCGTGAAGTTAGATATTCTACGTATAAAGACCGGGCAACCGGTATTGTTTATACGCTTGAAAATACTGACGACGTGCAGACACTTGTGGGCGAAAATGTGATTGTGCGTAACGAGAACCCGTCGTGGAGGGAGCAAGTTGCTGCTGGGGCGGATGCTACGACGAACTACTCTCGTTCAGAGTGGCTAGTCACACAACCGCCAATCACGTCAGCTTCGGGTACTGATACACCACCAGGCTATCACAGGGACTGTAATGGTTTCTGGATACATACTGGTGTAAATATCAGCCCGTTCACTGGCGATGATACCTTGTTAAGAGACTCTGCACTTTGCAAGTTTCGAAACAGGATCCAGAGCCACTATGGTAGCAAGGAAACGATGGCGCCGCTAGCTGAGCTCAAAGAACTACGGAGTGGTATCCGTGGTTTGACGGGCTTGACTACCGACTTCCTTCATGACCTTCTTACCATCCGGAGGACAAAAGGGCGAAATGCTCTGAAATACGCGAGTAATGCCTGGTTAAACTTCAACTTTGGGGTTTCCCCTCTGGTTGCTGAAATAGCAGGCACTATCCAGGCTGTTGAGAATTTTCTTAACAGAACGGACCACTCGTTTAGAGTATCGAGCAATGCTGAGACTAATTGGGTCTCCACTTCTAAGGAGCTCAATGGTGCCGCAATGTTGTCCGCAGGTTTAGATACCTACGCTAACATCAAGCACACTTTGTCTTATCGTTATGCTGGCGGATTCCACTCTTTAGTGGAATCTGGCAACAATTATGGTATTGCAGACCACTTTGGCCTTTCGTGGAGGGAATTAATACCCACTTATTGGGAATTAATACCTTACTCTTGGGCCGTGGACTACTTTACCAATATTGGTGCTTATTTAAGTGACACGTTCCAACTCCCTCCGGGGAGTTTGGGGTTTTGTTACTTAAATCGCAAGTATACGATGGAGGCGCAGTTGTACACGAAAATGTCTACTTATAGCGGTGACCGGTATGCTACATCTGGTCACAACTGTAAGCATGGCAGATTTGTGTATTACAGCTTCTCCCGCACTAAGATCGCCTCTCTTCCCTATCCCTCTCTCCGGTTTAAAACCGCAGACGAGATAGGTTTTAATGGAGTCAAACGACTCCTTAACCTGGCAGCCGTGTTAGCTAGTGGGCGACTCAGATGAGCGTTACACCAGCGGCGACTGCTTCTATCATTATTCTGATGAGGATATGAAAATGCAAAACGATGTCATTTATTTTGAAAAACCCGATCGCGAATTTTTAATCAACAACTACCTTAGGTATGCGGAGTATCTCAAAAGTAAGAAAGACCTTAATTGGGTCTTGCTCGACGATGAGCAACTCCACCATATCGAATGGTGGGTATTGGCAAAAATCGTTGACGGGATGGCATCGGCAGTCGACAGGTATATTAACCGTGTCTGACTGCTGCATTTTCTTTCCTCTTAGAATAAGGAGTACTATATGTCCTTCGCACCATCAAGTCCTGTTACAGGAAGCAGTGTCACGGGCCTCGCGGCCCCGACATACACGTTCACCACTGATGTGGCACCTACCGTAAACGGCAAACAGTTCGCCGTTACTACGTTGGGTGGTACACAGACCGGTGTTGCAACGCACGCTGTGAGTAATCCTTTCAGCGTTACGTTCTTCCGGCCTGCGAACCTACGTGTTCTCCCGCCCCAAAACCCTGTTACGGGTGTTGTCAAGAACATCCCGATGAACACCTACAAGTTTATTACTCGTAAGGGTGTTTCACCGGGTGCCAACCTGCCCCAAATGGTCGCTCGTATTACGACGATCATTGAAGTGCCGGCTGGTGCGGATACCGCAGATGCTGTGAGTCTCGCCGCCATGCTCAGTGCCCACTTTGGTGTGGGTAATGCGCAAGCGTCGGGGATCTATGCAACTGTGACGTCCGGCATCATATGAGTATGCTTTATGTTGAAAAACAGAAAGCGTACCAAGCAAAACTTGCTTGTCCTGTTGGTTGCAACGTTACTTACGGGTGTCCTCGCTCTTTTTGGCGATGTTAACTTCGTAGATAGCGTGCTAGGTGTTTTGAATCACATCTAGCTTACAGCCTTGGATCATTGTTCTTGACGTGTAACTTATTGGGAGATGTCCTGTGAGTACAGAAGCTAACCTTAATGGGTTCTTCGATACCATGTTAGAAGAGCTTTCAAGCCTGTCATGCGTAGACGATAAAACATCGTTTGCGCGAGACAGGTTGGTGCAGCGTGCCCGGAAACGGGCGCGCTTTAATGTCAAAGGTCTCATCGAGTCAGCGATTAATAACTTTGCTGATATAAATGATGCTGTCGGGAAGACTAGCATCACTGTCGATGATAGGGTTTTGTCGAACGCGAGATACTATATAACTATAGTTCTTGAGCGTTTTACAAAGTCCATATATCCAGAGGTTATACAAACACCTCTTGACCTTAGGTATCTTTGCGAGAATTGGCGGTTTGGTCCGGGTGCCAGTAATGGCATCAAAGGCTCACATACCGCTGAAAAACTCGTTCAAGATATGACATGCACGGCTCGGTCGGTGCCACTTGTTCGTATGATACGCGATTGTAATCCCTACATGTTTCTCAATGATGAGATGACAGGTCTGGGAACATCCGTAATCAGTGGCTCACGTCTAACAACAGTTCCGAAAAACGAAGACACTGTGCGTACCATTGCGATCGAACCTTCAGGTAATATGGTTCTGCAGCTTGCTGCAGGTGCATATCTTGAAGGCGCCCTTCGCAATACGGGATTGAACATAAGGGACCAGCAACCAAAGAATAAGTTGATGGCCAAGCGCGGATCTATAGATGGGAGTTTTGCTACCATCGATTTAAAGTCCGCGTCCGATATGATCAGTATTTCCCTTGTACGCGCTCTTATGCCGTCTGACTGGTTCGACCTTCTTATGGCTATTCGTAGCAATGAGATGGACTTACCAGATGGTAGACGGGTAACGCTCAACATGATATCAACTATGGGGAACGGTTTTACGTTTCCCTTAATGACGTTATTGTTGTGCGGGCTCATATATGGGTATCGTGCGACGCGTGGTGGACCTAGTCTATATTTAGACTGGGACCGCACATGCGTTTATGGGGATGATATTATCATTCCTCATAATGAGTACGACGATATATGTGATCTACTCGCCAGAGCTGGACTTGTTGTTAATAAAGACAAGTCCTACAGTGATGGACCCTTCCGCGAATCATGTGGGGGAGATTACTATGAGGGTTACGATGTTACACCCTTTTACGTAAAATCCTTGAACACACCCGCGGAAATCTATGTAGCTATGAACCAAGTGTTAGATTGGTCGGCCAGGAACAACTTGTTCCTGTACCGGTCACTAGCATTTCTTCATCGCTGCTTAGATTACAAGGTCTTCCTCGTGCCTGAGTGGATGAACCCTGATCAAGGGGTTCTTACCGCTCGGTGCTCCCGTAGGTATTCCTACTTGCAGGTCATGCCAGTTAGAAGGCGTTTACGTCCTTCTAGTTATGACATGATGCTTGCAGTTGGGGGGTACCTACTTGGGTCGGACGCTGACCTATTCTATACGCCTAGGACTAACAGACCTAGGCACAAGGTCAGGAAGTCGCGGCTACCGCAAGGTTACCGTGACGGCTCGGATCCGTTAAAACGGTCTGAGCTTTTAACCCTGAGAGTTTCTCATTTTATTGAGATTCTTTTGGGTTAGAAAAAATGGAGCTG